AGCCACATGATTACTGAAATGTGGATGGACGGTCCGAATGGTTATGGTAAATTAAAAATACTTCCAACACCAATGGGTAAACTAGTTGAAACTATGTTACAAAGCGGTGTTAAACTAGGTGTTAGTTCACGTGGCTCAGGCAACGTTAGCGAAGCAAGCGGTGATGTAAGTGATTTTGAAATCGTAACCGTTGACGTTGTTGCTCAACCATCAGCACCAAATGCATATCCAACAGCTATTTACGAAGGCTTAATGAATATGCGTGGAGGCCAGCAGTTATTAAACATGTCTGGTGATGCTACAGTTGATAACAAAGTAAACAAGTATTTAAAAACCGAGATCGTTAAGTTAATTAAAGATCTCAAAATTCGTTAGGAGACTAAAAAATGCTAGACGCACTAAAACAACTGCTCGAAAGCGACATTATTAACGAAGACACACAAACTGCTATTCAAGAAGCATGGGATGGTCAGTTAACAGAAGCAAAGGAAACTATCCGCGCTGAACTTCGTGAAGAATTCGCACAACGCTATGAGCATGATAAAAGCGTTATGGTTGAAGCATTAGATAAAATGGTCACTGAAGGTTTAGCTACGGAAATCAAAGAGTTTGCAGAAGAAAAAGCAAACTTAGCTGAAGACCGTGTTAAATTCCAAGGCAAGATGAATGAAAGTGCTACTAAGTTTAACGACTTCATGGTACAAAAACTTGCTGAAGAAATTACAGAATTACGCAAAGATCGCACTACTCAAACTGAAGGTTTCATTAAGTTAGAGAACTTTGTGATGGAAGCATTAGCAAAAGAGATTAAAGAATTTGCTATTGATAAGCGTGATTTAGTTGAATCTAAAGTTAAACTTGTTGCAGAAGCAAAAGACAAATTGGACGCTTTACAGAAGAGATTTGTTGCTGAAAATGCTGCAAAAGTTAAACAAACGGTGTCTAAACAATTATCAAACGAATTGTCTACATTACACGAAGATATCAAAGTTGCTCGTGAGAACAACTTCGGTCGTCGTATATTTGAAGCATTTGCATCAGAATTTACATCAACGCATTTAAATGAGAATGCTGAGATCCGTAAATTACAAGGTGAAATTGCCGAGAAAGACAATAAGTTAGCCGAAGCCAAAGCCTTTGCTGTTAAAGCTAAAACATTAGTTGAGAGCAAAGAGAAAGAAATCAACATCATTAAAGAATCAAACGAACGCACATCAATCATGAGTGACTTATTAAGCCCACTTAATGATGAGAAAGCGGACGTTATGCGTTCATTATTAGAGAACGTACAAACAGGCAGATTAAAATCTGCTTATGAAAAGTATTTGCCAGCAGTTCTTAAAGAAGGTAAAAAAGCAGTTAAAGCTGAAAAAGCAGTTATAACTGAATCTTCGAAAGAAGTTACTGGTAATAAAACCGTTACTACTAAGGGTAAAGATAGCGAGAGCAACATTATCGACCTTAAGAAGTTAGCGGGGCTTTAATCTAAAATTTGCAAATTGGAGAAAATTTAAAAATGTCACAAGAACTTTTAGAAAGCCGCTGGAGCGAGACTAAAGAAGCCCTTCTTGAAGGTCTCAATGGCGCAAAACGCAGCACAATGTCAGCTGTATTAGAAAACACACGCGGTCACTTAGTTGAATCTGCAACAGCTGGTGCTACACAAGCTGGTAACGTTGCTACTTTAAACCGTGTTATTTTACCAGTAATTCGACGTGTAATGCCTACGGTTATTGCCAACGAAATCGTTGGTGTTCAACCAATGACTGGTCCTGTTGGTCAAATCCATACACTTCGCGTTCGTTATGGTACTACAATGAATGATACTTCAGCAGCAGCTACAAGCACAACAGCTGGTGAAGAAGCATTATCACCTTTCAAAATTGCTCAAGCATACTCTGCAGGCAATGGCGCAGCTCAAGCAGACTACAAAGGTTCTGCTACAGCAGCAATGGAAGGCACAGGTGGTCGTAACATTAGCGTTCAAATCTTAAAACAAGTTGTTGAAGCTCGCACTCGTAAGCTACAAGCTCGTTGGACTTTTGAAGCAGCTCAAGACGCACAGTCTATGCACGGTATCGACGTTGAAGCAGAAATTATGGCAGCATTAGCTCAAGAAATTACTGCTGAGATTGACCAAGAGATTTTATTATCTTTACGTTCATTAGCAAACACTGAATTCACATACGACCAAGCAGCAGTATCTGGTACAGCTACTTTCGTTGGTGACGAACACGCAGCATTATCTGTTTTAATTAACCGTACTGCTAACTTAATCGCACAACGTACACGTCGTGGCGCAGGTAACTGGGCTGTTGTTTCACCGGCAGCATTAACAGTTTTACAATCTGCTACAACTTCAGCGTTCGCTCGTACTACAGAAGGTACATTCGAAGCACCAACTAACACTAAAATGGTTGGTACATTAAACTCAGCTATGAAAGTTTACGTTGATTCTTATGCAGAAGACACTAAACCAGTATTAGTTGGTTACAAAGGTTCATCAGAAACTGATGCAGCAGCGTTCTACTGCCCATACATTCCATTAATGAGCTCAGGCGTTGTATTAGATCCATCTACTTTCGAACCAGTAGTTAGCTTTATGACTCGTTATGGATACGTCGAACTCACTAATACTGCATCATCATTAGGTAATGCTGGCGACTACCTCGGGGAGATAGCCGTTTCGAATTTAACATTTAGCTAATATACGAAAGTATAATACTAAAGTTTAGTTCAAAATGATCTAAAGAAAAGCCCTATTTCGATAGGGCTTTTTCTTGACTTTTATTTCTGTATATGTTATAAATATAGGTGAAATCGCTATAACAAACTAAATAAAAGTATGAAAGCATATACATATCTAATCAAACATAAACCCACAGGAAAAACCTATTATGGTTTTCGTTCTGCTAATAAGGTAGAACCGCAAGAAGATTTATGGCAACAATATTTTACAAGTAGCCCTGGTGTACAACAACCTATAGAAGAAGAAGTGTATGCTTGGGAGATATTATTATCAAAGAAAGAAAAGATTTTATTAACAGCAGAAGATCTACAAGCTAACACTCATAGAATGAATGAAATGATAGATGATGAATAATGAGAATATTTAACAGTATGAAAACAGGAAGTACGTTTGTAGTTAATCTAACAGATGAATATAGAACGTATCTAAAACTTAAGGATGATTTAGAACCTAATTTAGTCAGGGCAAAGTCATTTACTATTAAGGTATATGATGATGTTAATCAATGTTTTTCTGATTCAGTGTATCTAATGACAGATATTCCGATGAATTATGTAGAAGATATGAAGGATGATATTGTTGATCACTTAAATGAATTTTATCCAAGGAAATTTGGCGAGAGATTTATTAATTTTAATAAATGGTGCGAAGAAGACAACAGATGTAGAACAGGCAATGTTTTTTAATGAAGTGGTGTAATAAAAACAAAACAGATAGACTGAATAACTGGACAGTCATCCCGCCACCAAAGAAAGAAGTATGGGATGAAGCAAAACAATGGTGTCGAGAAAATGAATCACCATATCGATTCTATCATTATTATGCGTATAATGCACGTTGGTGGTTTGAGAATGAGAAAGATGCGTTAATATTTCGATTAATGTTTAGTAGAAAATGACAGAAACCCCCAATCTTGCTCTGGCAGGTATTTTTTTGACTAAATATTGGTATGGTTCATAAAACCCAACAATTTATATCAGTTGATATAAATGGTAATATTCTATTAGGTTCTAGTAGTGTTAGTTCAGCAGATAGCTATCTTACTATACAGAATGGAACTAACTCATTAACAAACATTTATAACGCTCCGCAAATTATATCTTCGGGTGCCTCGGGTGATATTTGTGTTAATCTCGGGTCACAAACAAATACATTTTATGTAGATGGCCAGATTGGTATGCATGGTGGTAGCCACATTGTGGATAGTAATCGTAATAATATACTTCAAATGTGGTCAGCTGAAAACCCAGTAAACTACATTAGATTTGATAACGCAGAAACCACATACTCGCCACGAATCAGAGCTGTTGGTACAGATGCAAACATCGGAATTTCTATAGAATCAAAAGGGTCGGGCCCGATCGAACTAGGCAACTATAAATTTGACGTAAATCAAAGAGTTGGTGTAGATACAAACAACTATGTAATGACATATGATAATGTCAGTGGTATGATAAGTCTAAAAGCACATAATAATTTAGGACAAAATTGTCTTAAATCAGTTAGAACAGTTTCATGTGGAATAATTCCTGAAGGATTCCATCCAATGTATTATAATCCATTAACTAGTGAAATAATAATAGTCTCGCCTTAACGTTTTCATCGACATAATTTCAGTAACAGTTCTAATTCTTCTAACTTTTCTTTTACAGCAGGATATTTTTCTGACAACTCATCTAAGTTATATTCATTTAACAAAGGAAGCCACTTACCTCTAGATCTATTGATTCTTCGTTGAAGTAGCTTATTGAGTTCTTCTGATTCAAAGTCTGGATTTGACATAATAGTACTTATTGCGAATTCGCAATTTTGGATAACTATTATTAATGAAAGTTAAACTTGGCGAAGAACGTAAGATGAAATGCTGTGTTGATGTGACTAGGCAATGTTGTGGCCAAAGTTGTATGGGTTTTGTTCCTTGTAAAGTAATAGAAGAAAAAGCTGTTCCGTGCGAAGAAGTAGAACAATATCATGCAGACGGTTGGCGTGACAGAGACGAAACACCATGTGATGGAAAAGTTGTAATGACTAAATTTTTTCCAGGCGGCAAGTGTGGTCGCATATACGGTGGAAAATAGTTGACGTTGACATTTGTGTATGTTAAAATCATTGTGTGAAAATACATTTAATATCTGATACTCATATTGAATTTGGAAAATCCACAATACCTAACGTTTGTGCGGATACCTATGTTCTTGCAGGTGACATTGGTTTAATAAATGAACCAGATGAATTAATAGATTATTTCAATGACCTAGGAGAACAATGTGATAACCTTATATGGGTACTAGGTAATCATGAGTTCTATCATTCTGTTTATGAAGAAGCGTTAATTGGTGCAAAACTAATTGCAGAGGAATGTGGTGTACATTTACTTGATGTTGCAATAGGAACACAAGACTTAGAACTAAACGGAGTTACATTCTGGGGAACAACGTTTTGGACAGACTTACATAATCACGATTGGTTTGCACATAAAAAGATTCAGGATGGATTAAATGATTTTTATGTTATTGAAAAAATGAATGGACGTAAATTCACAGCTCATGAGTCTTACGAAATTAACCAAGCATCACGTAATAAAATTAACTGGGATGCAGACGTAATTATCACACACCATAATCCAATTGATATTGAACATTCACGTTTTGAGAAAAGTGAGTTTTCTTATGCATTTAATAACACAGGACTCGAAGATCAAATTAGCGACAGCAAAGTAAAATATTGGTTATACGGGCATACTCATGATTCTAAAATAACTGATCTAAATGGTACGCTAGTAGTTAGCAACCAGGTTGGGTACAATTCTGACCCAAACCGCTATGGATTTGTGGAAGAATGTGGGTATGATCCTAATTTAATTTTAGAAATTAGTTGACATCTGTATAAATAATTGCTAATATACGCATATAATTAAATATTGGGAGTTATTAATGGAAGTTTTAGCATTTATTAATTTTACTATCGCAGGTATTATGGTTGCAATAGGATTAAACTGTTTTCGTTGTAGAAATATGAACGGAAAACGTTTTTGTTCTGAGGAAGAATAAAACGAAAAAGAAAGTTGTTGACTAAATAACTTTAACTGTTATAATTAACAGTACAATTTAAACATATTAGGGAGTCTGATATGAATACTAAAAAATACGATCTGGTGGTCTATATCGGCCGCTTTCAACCTTTCCACAAAGGGCACCAGGAAACTCTCCGTAGGGCTGCCCACCTTGCTAACAATGTGTTAGTCCTAATAGGATCTGCTAACGGTCCGCGTACAATCAAAAATCCTTGGACTTACGAAGAACGTAAAGAAATGGTCGAAGATGCTGGTTTTGAAGTAGTACGTCTACATACTGCTGGCATTAACGATTACTCTTACAACGACAACAAATGGATTCAACAAGTAGGCGAAAAAGTCTCAAAAGTTGAACAAAAAGTTTGGGCATCTAAATCCTTTGCCGACAGTGGCAGAGAAAAACCAAACATCGCTGTCATTGGACACGATAAGGATCACTCTAGTTATTACCTAAACTATTTCCCACAATGGGATTACATTGAAATGAATCCTTATCCCAATGACAAGGAAACCATTGACTCAACTAAGATCCGTCAACTTATGTTTACTGGTCACAGTTCATTCGCTAAAGGTGTAGTTCCTAACGACACGTTTGGTAAAGAAGATATTATCTCTAGTTTTATGAGAACTAAAGAATTTGCTGAGCTACAAAAGGAATGGGACTTTGTTCAGGAGTATAAAGATAAGTGGTCTGTTGCCCCTTATGCTCCGACCTTTGTTACTGTAGATGCAGTAGTTGAACAGTCTGGACATATCTTGTTAGTACAGCGTGGTGCCTTTCCGGGGCGTGGCTTGTGGGCAATGCCTGGAGGGTTTATTAATGAATA